AGAATGGCGCGAATGCTTTTCCATGGCAGGGCGCGTCCGATCAAGAGGTGAATGTCGTTGGCGAACGGATTGACATGTATGTGTCTCTGTTCGACCAAGCACTTCAGCGCAGTCACATCAAGGCGTTCCCAACGTCTATGGCTTCAATGCCGCGAGCTTCTATTGTGTCGTCGTTCCTCAAGTGGATGCGCTCGACTTATATCCCTGACTTCAAGAATCAAATGGAGTTGGGGGCGAACTATTTGCTAGAGAAGGGGATTATGGTTTCATATGTCGGATGGAAGCGAGAAAAAAGGACATATTTGCAACAAGTAACCATCGAACAGATTGCCCAACAATCCCCTGATCTAGCGAACCTTATTATTGATGGAAATGACGACGAAGTGTTGCTTGGCTTGATCCAGCAAGCATTTCCAGACCTGTCGAACAAACGTGCAAAAAAAGCAATCAGGGATATGCGGAAAACTGGAACGGCTGAGATACCGCTTCCTCGTCAAACTGTTGATTGCCCTATCGTTTATTCGTGTGCTCCAGATGGCGAAGTGATCTTCCCTCCGTATGTTTCCGATCCTCAACGCGCTCCCTACATTTTCTGGCGCACGTTTTTGACCGCTCAGGAGCTTGAGAAGAAGGCAGCCAACGAAGGATGGGACCGAAAGTGGGTTGACAATGCGATTTCGAATCTTCGTGGAAAAGATTCGATGTATCTTGATGGGGAGAAAGTAAAGACTCAGACGCGACTTCCGATCACCGACGACAACGATCTTGTTATGGTCGTCTATGGTTATCAGCGATTGATTGATGAAGAGGATGGTTCTGAGGGCATCTATTGCACCGTGTTCCACCCAACTACGGAAGGACACGCCAAACATGAGTTGCTCAATGGATATGATGATTATCCGTTTGTTGTAACCCGGCTAGCCAATGACCAGAAGCGGATGTATGAGGTCCAAACGTTTTCCGATATCCTCCGTGGCCCGCAGATGCAGATTAAGACTGAGCGTGACAGTCGGATTGATAGGGCTTCATTGGCTACGCTTCCACCGTTGATGCACCCTGCTGGTCGTCCTCCTTCCGACTGGGGACCTGGCCGCAGAGTCCCTTACCGTCGCCTTGGAGAGATTGCGTGGGGACCAGTCCCACAAATGGATCAAGGCTCTATTGAATCCGAGATGTCCATGCGTGCGCAGGCGGATCGTGCCATCGGACTTGATCTGACCAATCCTCTTACAGCCGCCCGTCAACAGTTCTACATTGGCAAGTTCTTGGATCACGTCCGTGACGTGCTAAATATGGCTTGGAAGCTGTATCAACGCATGGGACCGGATGAAGTGTTCTTCCAAGTTACTGGCAATCCGAATCCACAAACCATGACTAAGGGCAGTCCTGACGAGAACTTCTCAATCACGGTGTCATTTGACTCCTTGGCAACCGATCCTGAAACATCGGAAACCCAGTTGAAGAACATGGTATCCTTGGTGCAGCTTGATCGTAATGGTATCCTGGATGTCAATAAGCTACTTGAGTTTACAGCATCCTCCATCAATCCTATCTTTGCTGACTACGTGCTGCAACCCGTTGAGGAAGCGCAGCAAAAGGTCGCTAAGAACGTCACTGACGACCTTGCTAAGATCTTTGCAGGCATTGAGGTTCCGGCGCAACCGAACGGTGCTCAGATTGCCATGCAGATGGTTCAAGCCTATGTCCAGCAACCTGACATCATGCAACGCGCACAGTCTGACGAAGCATTTGGTGGTCGCCTCCAGAAATATATGGAGCAATACCAATTCCAACTGCAACAAGCCCAGAATGCTGAAATTGGCCGCGTTGGAACTGCTCCAGCCCAGATGGGCGGCGTGACAACTCAAGGAATGCAGCAATGATGGAAAAGCGGTTTAAGAAAGTCGTAACTAATCCAGAAACAGGACGTAAAAAGACTGTGAAGTATGGGCAAAAAGGTGCGACTATTTCACCAGGCTCGGCCAAAGGCGATTCTTATTGTGCTCGTAGTGCCAAGATCAAGGGTGACTGGAAGTCTAATCCTAACTCGCCAAACAACTTGTCTAGGCGAAAATGGAAGTGTAGCGGAAGCAAATCAATGAAGTAATCTTATGAAAAGCAAATCAAATGGCTGCGGCCACAAGGAAGACAAGGAATACGGAAAAGGCAAAAAAGGTAAAGGCTACGTCGAGATCGAAATCAAGATGGGCGGCGCACCAAAGAAAAAAGCCAAACGCAAGTAACACACATGACACTATTGCCAAAGCCAACAATCCAGCAGGCTATTGAATCGCTTTCTGATCGTGATGAGTTCAAAGCAATCGTTGAATTCGTTCGTGATGAACGTGAACGGTTCTTCGCTGATCTGCGTCAATGCACTGAAACCAACGAGGTGATGAAGATCGCCGGAAGTGTGGCAACCTTGGATGAGCTATTGTCATTGCTGTCATATCAAAGTGCTTGACACTGATTTGACGCGGTGTTTTATTTGCCTCGCCAATCTGGTTTGTTTGGTGTAGTTTGTGTCAACATAACTGAGGTCGAAGGGTTTTTTCGTTTTCCCTTCGGCCTCTTTTTTGTGTCGATTTTGATACATTACTAAACTGCTTGACATACTAATGATTATAGTATTGATTCTTCACGAACACGCACCGCCGAGCGTAAATGGCGTTTTAAATAAACATTATGAGTAATCCAGAAGCCACCGCCGAGGCTATTGAATCGGTGTCTAATTTGTCATTTGAAGAGCTTGTAGCTCAACGGATGGCCCGACAAACCTCTCCTGAAGAAGAGCCTGAAGAAGAATCTAATGATTCGCCTGAAGCCGAAGACGAAGATCCTGCCAGTCTAGACGACGAGGAATCCTCAGAGGCTGAAGAAGAATCAGAAGAAGAATCTGAAGAGGAAGCCGAAGAAGAGTCCGAAATTGACTTGCTGTCTCTTACGACTGAGCAAATTCAATCTCTCGCCAAAAAAGGTAAAAGCCGATTGCTGCAACGCATTGGTGAGCTAACCGCTCAAAAGAAAGCCTTGGAGGAGAAGATTCAATCCCAGCCTCAGTCGCAAGCCAAGAGCATTCCTCAAGACGAGAATCCATTCCGAGAAGTTTCATCGTTTGATGAGCTTAAAGGAAAGTATGACGAACTTGAACGGACGCTTGAAACAACTGATGAAATCCTAGAGGAACATGAAGATTATGGTCCTGACGACATCATCACTGTTGGTGATAAAGAATTTAGCAAAAAGCAAATTCGGAAAGCAAACCGTAATGCTCGCGAAGCACTGACGAAATACATTCCCGCCCAACAACAGCATCTTGTTAAGATTGCCCAGTATGAGGAAATGTCTAAGCAGTATTCGGAAGCAGCTAGAAGCGAAATTCCAGAAATCCAAGATGAAGAATCTGAGATTGGAAAAAACTTCAAAGCATTGGCGTCGGACCCATTGATTGAGCGGATTAAATCCCAAGTTCCCGAAATCGGATTTCAAATTGAATATATCTTGGCTCATGCCGCTCGTTCTATTTATGGGAATAAGAAGATCAAAACGCAATCAGCGATGGGAAGTAAGTTGAAGGTCAATCCATCTTCAACCCCATTTGGTGCTGGTGCGGCAAAGTCCTCTTCTCCTGCCAAAGCGAAAGTAGCAGACGCATATAACCGCTTTGAGAAAAGTGGTAGCCCGGAAGAATGGATTGCTGCCAGAATCGCTAAATTCAAATAACTTCTAAATATTAAATATCATGGCTATTAGTGCTACCTACCAACCGAATGCTCCTGCCGCCAAAACTGGCCAAGGCTCCGCAATCTCCAACCGTGAGGATCTCAGCAATGAACTTGCTATCCTTGCACCAGAAGAAACCCCAATCCTGTCGCTTTGTTCCAAAGGCAAGGCATCGGCAACCTATACCGAATGGACCGTTGACTCCCTCGCATCTCCAGTCACTACTGGTATTTCCGAAGGTTCCGACGTTACTTCGTTCAGTGATAAGTTTGCTGATCGTGCTCGTCTCGGCAACTACATTCAGTTGATGCGCCGTGACTATCTTGTGTCGAACCTGCAACAAGCTGTTACGAGCATTGGTCCTGCCAATATCGCTCAAGCTGAAGCAAAGTCGATGCGTGAAATCAAGCGTGACATTGAGGCTACCATTGCTTCCAGTAATGAAATGACCGTTGAGAATGGTGCTGGCACCCCTTACGGTATGCGTGGTTTCGGCAAATGGATTGATTCCTCTGCCCAATCAACCAATCCAGTTCCAGCCGCATATCGCACCCCGTCCGGCTCGATTCTTGCTACGACTGTCACCGAATCGACATTCAACGGCATGATCGGTTCGATCTTCTCGCGTAATGGCGAGATGAACAGCCTTACGCTTGTAGCCAATACGGCTCTTCGCCAAATCATCAGCGGTTTCACTCGCAACTCCGGTGTCAGCACTGGTGTTACTTATCATGTGAACCAAGAAGCCGCCTCGAAAGCCATCACGCTGTCTGTTAATCTTTATGATTCTGACTTCGGCATGGTGAAGATTGTCAATGGCAACCCAAGCTGTATGCCGACCGCTTCGACCAATGTCGGTTATGTTATCAATCCTAAGTATCTTGGTTTCAACACCCTGATCCCTATGGGTGCCACCCGTCTTGAGAACCAAGGTGGTGGCGAGCGTGGATTCATTGATGTTGCTGGAACGCTTGTTTGTAAGCATCCGCAAGCACACGGCAAGATTGCTTACTAATCCTAATAAATAAGAAAGAAATAAAAATATGCCTCAACTATCTAATCAAGAATCTCGCGGGTTTACTCACTATTTCCGCATGAGTGCAACAGACCTTGTTGCCGCTGGGACTTCAGCCAAAGTTATTGGCGTTGTTCCTCGCGGTGGCATTGTCACCAACGCATCGGTAACTGTCCTTACAGCTATTGCGGGTGCAGCTGACATTACGCTTACGCTTGGTGTCACTGGAACCGCTGCTGGACTTATCGCCTCGACTGACCTAGACGCTCTTGTCGCGACAGCTTTCAACACTGGAAGCCTAGTTGATACTGAACCGGGTTATGTTAATAACACCGCTTCGCCAGTTAGCATCATTGCAACTCTGGGCGGAACTGTGGCTAGTATTACTGCTGGTGAGATCGTTTTCGGTCTTACCATCCTTGATCCTTATGCCCTTGCATTAAATGCCTAAATACTAATCGGGAGGGGGTAGCTTAAAACGTTTCCCCTTCCCTTTTCTTTTCCAAATGATTTGCGACGATGCTATTACAGATGCTTTGGTCAAAGAGCTTTGCTCTGGACGTAAGTTTAAGGAAGCACTTCAGAACAAGCGTGAGATCGAAGCTGCTGCCGAAGCACGATCCATGAAAGACGCAAAATCCATACTAGGCAAGCCAATTGGCGCAATCCCCCAGCATGAATACTTTTTGCTGGCGAACAAATACGGAAAAGAATGCTGGGATGACCGAGAATTCGTCCGTGACTTTTTTAAATCACAAACACACTTGAGATCAGGAAGCATCTAATATGCAGACTAGGACATACTCCGAATTGTTTTCGCTTATTCAAGCACTCTGCGGAGTAGTGTTTGCATCTATTGAAACACCTCGCATCAAGGCTTTGATCAACCGCAGGGCTTTGCGGGCGTATCGCTCAAGCAACTATTGGACAAGATTCCTAAAGATTGGTGAAGAGAGAGCAGTTGGTCCCGGTGGAAGTCCGTCAGTCCAAGCGTCCGTCGAAATTGGAACCGATAACTCTAAACTTAAATTTACCGCAAATTTTATTTCATTTGTTGGCGCAGATGGAAATAATTGCAGGGTTCGTGCCATAAATCCCGGAACTAATAATGCCTCGCTTAGTTCATCCCAGTCTGGATATGATCTCACAATCAGTCTTGGAACTGACTCAAGCGGATACCCGGAAAGCACCGCGCTGCAAATTAAATATCTCCTGCTGGACTCTTTCCTCCCTCCAATTTTATGCGATTTTGGAAATGGATCTAATGGTAGTGGGGTATATGAAGCCCACGACTATGTATTATTAGAAGGAGGCGCTAATGCGGTTCCTCCGCTCGATATCCCGGAAAATGTTGTTCCGTATTCAGAGTCTGGATTGCAATCAATCGACACGTTTCTGCGTGTTTACAAGCAAGCCCCATATATTTCTGCTTCTGTTCAGGAGTATGACATCATGGTGACTGCTGGCGGCGCGACCCTTGTATGCGGCGACCTGAATCCAACTGAGGCATTCGTGACTTATAAAGCGCAACTTGTGGATACTTACGGTGACGGTAGTGGAGAGGTTCCCACAATTCCCGCTGAGTGGTATCAATATATTGCTCATGGGACGTATGCTGACTACCTGAGGGCTGAAGGACAGCAAGAAAAGGCCGTGATTGCTGATCAAGAAGCTGAGATGCTTCTTCAAGATGAATTGATCCGGCTTGACGAGAATCATACGAGTGGGTTAGTGTCCAACCGGATCTTTACTAACGCGAACATGCAAATGCGCTACTGATGAAATACGCTCTTGGAAACATGCTTAATGGTGCTGGCGGGTTGAATCCTGACGGGCTTTCCCTCGACCTCCAGTTCGCTCTCGACAAGACGCTCACCGCCCGCAAAGGGCCGACTCCGGTGTTCACCCGTGCATCGACTGCTACTTTTGTTGGGAGCAATGGCTTGATCCAATCCTCCGCAGTTAATTCCCCCCGCTTCGACCACGATCCGGTGACGCTTGCGTGCAAGGGGCTGCTGATTGAGGAGCAGAGGCGGAATTTACTATTCCCAAGTAATGCGCTAACTACCCAGACACAAACAGTTACAGCAGTAGCTCACACGTTGAGCTTTTACGGAACTGGAACTATTGTATTATCTGGTGTAGCAGTAGCAACGGTTACGGGAACAGGAGCTTACCCGACAAGAACCACGCTTACTTTCACCCCGACTGCTGGTAGTCTCATTCTGACTGTTACTGGATCGGTTACTCAAGCACAACTAGAAGTCGGCTCCTTCCCCACCTCCTACATCCCCACGACGATTGGACCAGTAACACGCAGCGCGGATGTGTGCGGTATTACGGGGGCTGACTTTACCAGCTTCTATGACAGCACCGCTGGCACGCTACTGACTGAGGTAATGATTGCTAACTTGGTTAGTAATAACCGAGGAACTGCTCAAATCGACGATGGTTCAAATTTCTACATCATACGTCACAATTATAGTCTTCTGGATGGTGGTTTTAACAGCACTATTGCGGCAAATGATACTGCAACAAGACTTGCAACTGTTGCAGGCACAGCGTCAGTCATTCAGAAAAGAATCACAGCTTACGAAGGGACAAGTTTTGCAGCCGTAACAAATGGAGGAGCAGTTGCCACAGCAACACGCACTATGCCGTTGGGATTAAATGCAATAAGAATTGGCAACCTTGTAGGTGGTTCTTTCTACCTTAACGGTCACATTGCTGAGATCAAGTTCTTCAAGAAACGCCTGCCCAACGCCAAACTTCAAACACTTACAACGTGACCGACTATATTCTAAATTTCCCATCGAAAGCAATCGCAGAGCAATTCGGCATCGCCAATGGCTTTTCCTCGCCAGACAAGAACGACGAGGTGCAATCGAATCTCGCGTCACATGCCCATGCTCTCTGCATAATTGGAGAACATAATGGAGATGGGCAATACTGGGTGCTTTTCCGTGATCTTGTCGGAATCCCGATTCCCGCAGGCGGCGAGCAGTTCATCTACTGGACATCCGCCAGCGAAGACCCAAGACCAATCTCTGAAGATGTCCCCAATATCTGGTGGGCATAACTTAACATAACAAATATATGAAAACTACCTCACTCGGAATCCTAACTATCGTCGCAACCCTTGCCAATATTGGTGTGCAAGTCCTTAAAGGTGGCACCCCTGACTTCATGGGCGCATTCGCCGCAGTCACCGCAGGTATCGGACTCATTAAAGCTCGGGACAACAAGTGACAACGGATCAAGGCAGGGATATCTTGCATGGATTTGTTGGGACTGTTGCGCCAGTAGTTGGATTCGTCACCTCATTTCAAGAACAACTTGAGTGGGGGATGCGAATGACATCGTTGACAATCGGAATAATTGTTGGCGTCCTATCATTGGTGAATCTGCTAAGAAAACGCTGATCCAACATGATGGGAGACTCTGGCATGCAACCTTTGAATGAACCTCCATTCTGGGCAGGTATCGTCGCAACAGTCGTCCTTGCCTCAGTCTGGATTCTATATATCCTATTGAAATACTGACATGGGACAACTTGTAGCAATCTGCATTGGTCATTCAAGAAGCGTCAAGGGACGTATTGAAGGAGGAGCTGTTTCCGTCGGTAACGAATCCGAATGGAGCTACAATCGACAACTTGGCGAAATGGTCGTTGATGTGCTTGGTGAAAAAGCCATTGATACTGTTGAGATTTCAAAATACAATGGTCCAAGCTACGGATCTGCTCAACGGTGGCTAGCCAAAACGCTAAAGGACTGCGGGGCCACTATTGCAATCGAGTTGCACTTCAACTGCTCGGATGATCCAAAGGCAAACGGCCATGAATGGCTTTATTGGAGCACAAGTAAAAACGGGAAGGCACTTGCATCTAGTCTCCACGATAATATGTGCTTGGCCGTCAATGGAATCAAGTCACGCGGAGTAAAACCGAGATTTCAAGGTGATCGTGGATCTGAATTCCTTCATGGGACGCATTGTCCTACGGTGATTTGTGAGACTGGATTTGGAAGTAACCAGAAAGACTGGGATATTATGGTTAGCAAGAAAAACGAGATTGCGCGGGCTATTGCTCATGGAATCATGGACTACCTAGATTAAAAATGGCATTCAAAAAATTCCTGTATTGTGCGGATTCTCACGGTGATCTGATTCACGACGAGTCACGCCGAAAACTTCTAAAGTTCGCCGAGGACTTCAAGCCTCATTACAGAATTCATGGAGGAGACCTTTGGGATTTCTCACCTTTGCGTGGCGGTGCTAGTCCAGAAGATCGTGCAGGTGGCATCTCAGAGGATTACAATGCGGGCATCAAGTTTTTGGATGAATACAAGCCGAACATGCTAACGCTCGGAAACCATGATGATCGAATCTGGCAAATTGGACGAGACAATGCAAACGGAGTCCTTCGTGAACATTGCGCGGAACTCGCCAAGCAGACTGAGATTGAATTTAAGAAGCGCAAAATCACTTGGGTTCCTTATATTGTTGGGAAGTATCTGAAACTTCCTGAAGGCGGTCCGAAATTCATTCACGGATTCAGGTCCTCTATGGTTAGTCCTGCAAAGCTACATCACGCTGACTGGGGTAGCTGTATCCACGGGCATGTTCACAAGCCTGATACTTATGTTGCCACTCATGCTGACGGAGGTTTGTCGATGTCCTCTGGGTGCATTGGTGATATTGAGAAGATGCACTACGCGGACCGTTACTCATCCAAGATGGGGTGGCGGCAAGGGTTTATTTACGGGATGATTAACGACAAAACAGGCGCCTGGCACGCATGGCACGTTATTAAGGAAAATGACGATTGGATTTCCCCAATGGGTGTTTTATGAAAAACGCAAAAACTGAAAAAGCATTAAGCGGGATTGAATGGGCAATCGCTCAATCAATTGGATACCCCCGGCAAAAAGACGAGTTCACTAGTATAGAGTTTTTTGAAATGGGTGGAGGATCGAGTAGGGCGGCAGCAGAGTCTAGGTTGCGGCGCATGGTGTCAAATGGCGACTTGCTTAAAAGGCCGTTATGTATTGATGGAAGCAGATATATGCTTTACCGGAAAGCATGACAACGCATTGCGAGAAAATGGCCCGAACCGCTCCCGTCAGGAGTTTATTCCTAGGTCTGGTAGCTATCTCCAGACGATGGACTCCATCGGGGATGCGGAACGGAAAGTGAAGGCCCGTTAACTCCGGTATGGATTTGGAATCCGTATCGGTCTAGCGGTGGAAGGGTGGTCCAGACGGGCCAAGCTGGATGCCTCACTGCTGAGAAAATACCTCACGAATTACGCATGCAGGCAGAGGCGCGGGAGGTTTGCTGTCAAATACTACTCTGCTTTCTGAAACTTGTCCAGTTAAAATTTAGTCCGCACCCATTCTCACGGATACGATCCAAGACAGCTTGGGATAATGAGGCAGCTAGCTTTTCCCGCGTGTAGTTCGTAATGATAATCGTTGGCCGTTCGTGAGCATATCTTTCATCAATAATCGAAGTCAATTCACGGTCCTCAAACTCAGTCTTACCGCGCTCTTGCATCTCGTCAATAACAAGCAATCCGGCATCCGTATGCTTTTTGATGATTTGAGTCTCCGAAAACTCCGCGTCTTTCGAGTAGGTTCCGCGAATCTCTCTGAACAAGCCAACTGCGGTCGTGTAAATCGCTGGACGGTCGCGTCTGCCAGTAGTCCATCCGACTCCGCCGACACTCACAGTTGCGTCCATTGGGTTGCATTTCCTCGCTAGTTCCCATGACATCCGGGTCTTCCCTGTCCCGTGCGCCCCATACATCACTACAATGCCTCCAGAATCGATTGTGGCGAGGGCTTGGCGATAATGTGCCGTCCATCCGTCCCCGGTGGCTTCAGTGGCGTTCTCGTAGCGTTTCGGGAATCCTTTAAGCAGTTTCATGCGTTGATAATCTTGAGCAGTGTCTTGATCGACCTTACTTTTATTTTCTTTGAGTCGATTGTTACAGTTAATCCTCTTTTTCCCATTAGGTTGTCGTAAACATACCATGAAATCCATGAGTTCTTATCCACTACGTCTATTACGCTTGAAATTCCTCTCCAGATAGCATCAAAAAGCGGACCATTTGGATCTAAACACCCAGCCTCTATTGCTTGGTCGGTTGCTATCCCTAATTTTTCATGGGCGTCAATGATCGTTTTTAATTGTTCTTCGTTTAATTTCATTTGAAGTGCTTATTTAGGATATTCGTGACTGTGTATCCGGTTCCGCGATGGTTGATTTTCGAGTAATCAACAACTTGTGTCGGCTCGATCTTCTCTGATTCAGCGGTCCTCACAAGAAGCTCAAGAGCTTTCGACGGGACGATTCCCTCTCTCTTGGCAAGCCGTTGAATCCGCTGGTATGTCTCGTAGGTTAGTCGAAATGATGCGGTAATTCGCTGTTCCCAAGGTTTGAGTCTTGGTCTTCCGGCAATGATTTTGAATCCGTTGTCTTTAGTGTGGTTTGACATTCTGTTTTTCTGAATATGTTGTCGTAGTTTTGTCCGTAGATTTTGGCATCGACTGGCCTTGGTGAATCCCCTTTCCCCGCGCTCATTTTGCTTTATGAAGTAAAATGATTTTGTATTTGGCAAAACTCTTCCCGTTTTGCTTGATGGTGTGGGTAATGATTGGAATTCCTATCTTGCGAAGTTCATTGATCCTTGCCGACAGCCTCATGCAACCCCACTTTTCAAGTGCCTGAATCTGGGTGATTCCGTATCCGCGCCATAGCCATGATTCTAGTTTTTCGATTACGCTCTTTTTCATAGTTCGTTATAGTTGTATGTTTCTTCGCTTGGTGAAAAGTTGAATTTGTCTGTAAGTTCGATCATGATTGCGTCATAAACGCATGTCTCAATGTGGTCGAATGCGGGGTCGTCTGTATGCTTGTGCGCTCTTGATACTCCCATGCGGCATCCGATTTCAACGCAATTCTTAATAATCTGATAATAATTTGGCTTCATGTTTTAATATCCCTTGTCCATTTCTTTGCTAATCTTTTCAATCTCAAATATTACATGAGAGACTTTCTGAGTCGCGTCCTT